ATTGATAGACAGTCGAGAGTTACCTTTGGTGGTAGTCGTAAAAAATAATTTTTTTGCATTACCTACCCGATGTAGCTTGGATTATTAACATAAGGAGAAAAAACAACTATGGCGAACGTAAGTGAAAAGTTTGGTCTAAGACCTTACAGAAAACTAGACGGGACACCTTTAGCTGGAGCTCAAAACAGATATACGATTGCAAGTGGCTATGCAACTGCAATATTCCAAGGAGATTTGGTTGAACCAAAAGGAACTGGAAATATTGAAAAGCATGGTGCTAACACATCTGATGCTGTTGTGGGCGTTTTCAATGGATGTTTCTATACAGATCCAACTACTCAAAAGCCAACTTTTAGCAACCACTATCCAGGCGGAATTGCTGCAAGTGACATCACTGCATTTGTCATTGATGATCCTGACGCAGTTTTCTTGGTAGATGCTGATGAGGCTTTCACTAGAGCAGATTTGTACAAGAACTATTCAGTGACAAACACTACTGGTGTAACACAAACAGGAATATCAAAAGCACAACTAGATGTAAGTGCATCTGGAACAGCGCAAACTTTTGTCATTCAGGCAATCGACATTTCGCAAGATCCAGATAACTCTGACACTAGTGTGTCTAATGCTAATGTTCTTGTTAGAATCAACAATCACTTCTACAGAAGTGGTACAGGTATAAGCTAATAAAGGAGAATAACTATGGCGATATCACGATCACAACTAGTTAAAGAACTAGAGCCAGGTTTGAATGCTTTATTCGGCCTGGAATACAGTAGATATGAAAATCAACATGCTGAAATTTATGCTACTGAAACATCAGACAGAGCTTTCGAAGAGGAAGTAATGTTAAGCGGTTTCGCTTCTGCACCAACTAAACAAGAAGGTGCTGGAGTTGTGTTCGATCAAGCAGGTGAAACTTTCACAGCTAGATACAACCACGAAACAATTGCTTTAGCATTTGCTATCACTGAGGAAGCAATCGAAGATAACCTATATGACAGACTTGCTGGAAGATATACAAGAGCTCTTGCAAGATCAATGTCAAATACGAAGCAAACTAAGGCTGCTAACGTATTGAACAATGCGCAAGTTACAACTGTAACAGGTGGTGACGGAGTATCATTAATTAATGCTTCACACCCACTTGCAACAGGAGGAACTTTCTCAAATGTTCTTGCAGTTGCTGCAGATCTTAATGAAACTTCACTTGAGCAGTCATTAATTGACATTGCTGGGTTTGTCGATGAAAGAGGCTTGAAAATAGCTTCTACTGGTAGAAAAATGATTATTCCAAAAGAACTACAGTTCACAGCGGAAAGAATCATGAAATCTCCAATGAGAACGGCAACAGCAGATAATGATATTAATGCAGTTAACAGTATGGGAATGGTTCCTGAAGGTTACAGAGTTAATAACTTTTTAACTGACACAGACTCATTCTTTTTGTTGACTGATGTGCCTAATGGACTAAAAATGTTCGTTAGATCACCTATCAAGACTGCTATGGAAGGAGACTTCGATACTGGTAACATGAGATTTAAAGCTAGAGAAAGATATTCTTTTGGGTTCTCAGATCCAAGATGTATATTTGGTAATGGAAATTTACCAACTAGCTAATAAATACTCTTAAGTATTAATTATTAAGGGGCGGTGTTTTACATCGCCCCTTTTTTTATGTATAATATGTACACCTAGAAAATATAATTATGTCGACTGACTAGGCAGACGGTATAGAGACGACATAGTGCAACGGCTATACACAGGAGGAATTATGGCAGGAACACACTTTACAAACGCAGTAATGTTTGCTGGTTTGAATAACAATAAAAAATGGTTTAGAGATTTACCAGTAGATAACAATCCTAACTACATATGTTATAAAGATGATTTTATTTATAACACACTACCTTCAGCAGAATGGTCAACATCTATCGCAGATGCTGGTGCAGCAGCTGGAATATCTAACGAAGTAGGTGGCGCGGTAACTTTAACTTCAGCTAATACAACAGATAATAATGGATTAGCTTTAGTAAAAACTGCAAACACGTTTCAAGCGGTGGCTGAGACTAGAAACAGTTCAGGAGCGATCACTAACCCTGGAACAATTATTTGGTACGAAGCGAGAATCAAAAATAATGATGCTAACGCTACTGACTATGGAACTGGATTAGTTGAAACTTTTACTGGAAGTTCAGGATGGAGATCTGCAAATAGAATCTCGATTGAATCTAACAATGGTGAACAGTTTTACAGATTTGTAACTAAAAATGCTTCAGGAACAAATCAAGTTCAACACACTTCACATACTATTGTAGATGATCAATATGATACAGTAGGTTTTAGATGTGATAGGGCAGGAAAAGTTGAGTTTTTTGTAAACAGAGAATTAGCAGCTACTGTTACATCAAACATTAATACTGATGATATGCAAATGTTTGCAGCTTCAGTATCAGCTTCTGCATCTGGACAGAGAGTAACAACATTAGATTATATTAGTACAACT